ACAAACTTCTGCTAAAAATTTTGTTAATAAAGCTATTAATGATTTATATATGGCTGAAGTTGAATGGCCTTGGTTGCATACAGATGGTACACAAGTTACTTATACAGGACAACAAGAATATGATTTTCCTGCAGCATTTAGAAAAGCAAACTTTGATTCTTTTAGAATAGCACCAACTAATTTAATTACTAATGGTGAGTTTACATCTAATATAAGTAGTTGGACAACAATAGCAGGTTCTGGTAGTGCAGCTTATAATTCTACAGGTAATGGTAGATTACGATTAAATGATTATGCTGCGTATCAATCTATATCTACTATTGTAGGTAAAACATATAATTTAACAGTTAGAGCATATGATAGTAATTCAACAGGAGAAGCATTTAAAGTTCAAGTAGGTACTGCAGCAGAGGGTACACAAAATTTAAACACAACATTAACAGTTACAGAATTTGGTAATGGAGAAATATTATCAACTACATTTACTGCAACTGCATCTACTACTTATATAACTCTTAATAATACAACTACAGCTACAAATATGGATGTAGATTATGTTAGAGTTAAAAGACAAGAAGAAGCAGTTAAATTAAAACCTATGACTTATGATGGATATCTACAAGGAACTTTTAGAAGTGATGTAGCAGCAGATGATTCTCAATTTGGTAAACCTTTATATGTATATAGAACACCTGACCATAAAAGTTTTGGATTATCTCCTATACCAGACTCAGATGATTTTACAGTATTTTTTGAATATTATAAAACACATACAGAGTTATCAGCTTATAATGATACTATGGATTTACCGGACCATTATTCAGATGTTATAGTTAATAGAGCAAAGTATTATCTATATAAACTAAAAAATGATGTACCTATGGCTAATATATCTAATGCAGAATATGAGCAAGGTGTTAGAAGAATTAGAACAGAAATGTTAAATCATATTAGTTATATGAAAGATACTAGAGTTAATCTTAATACTTCTAATAGAACAACAAGTAACACTTCAGTATTAACAGTAACATAGTATGGCAACAACACAACCTTCAGTAGTTAGTTTAGGTGGAGGATTAATCTTAAACAAAGATGTGTTTTCTATGTCTCCGGGAGAGGCACTACAACTACAAAACTTTGAACCAGATATTGAAGGTGGTTATAAAAAAATATTAGGAACTACAAAGTTTAATTCTAATATATGTCCACAAGTATCTGCTTCTACAGAAAGAGTAGTATTTACTGCAATTTTTAATGATGTAGTTTTAGCAGGTAGAGGTGGTAGTATACATAGAGCAAGTTCAGGTAGTGGTAGTTGGACATCTACTATTACAAGTTTAGGAACACCTACACAAAACTATGAACATAGATTATTTAACTTTGATGGCACAGATAAAATTGTTATCACCACAGGAACTTCTAATCCACAAATATTAAATAGTTCTTTTAGTACATCTGTTGTTAATGCAACAGGAACTGCTAATTTTAAGTTTGTAGAAGTTTTTCATAACCATATATTTTTTTCAGGGGATTCTAGTAATAAACAACAGATTAGTTTTATGGGACCAAACCTTACTAATGACTTTACAACTGGTAATGGTGGTGGGACTATTAAAGTTGATACAGAGATTGTAGGACTAAAAGCTTTCCGTGATACTTTATTTATTTTTGGACAAGATAAAATATTTAAATTAACAGGAACTAGTTCTTCTAATTTTGCAGTACAACCTGTCACTAGAAGTATTGGATGTACAGATGGAAGAAGTATTCAAGAACTTGCAGGTGATGTTATATTCTTAGCACCTGATGGATTAAGAACTATTGCAGGTACAGATAGAATTGATGATATAGAATTAGGTACTGTATCAAAACAAATACAAAAAAGAATTAATGAAATAACTACACATAATATTAATTCAGTAGTTATTAGAAATAAATCACAATACAGATTATTTTTTCCTACATCTACAGACCAAGCAGAAGATTCATCAGGAGCATTATTATCTGTTATTAAAGCTAATCCTAACACAGGCCAATTAGGTTTTGAGTATGGTGATGTAAAAGGTTTAAAAGTTTCTAGTTGTGATTCAGCATTTATATCAGGCTCAGAAACAGTGGTATCTGGTGGATATGATGGTTATATTTATTTACAAGAATCAGGAAATGTTTTTACACAAGCAGCTACAACTAAAAATATAAGTAGTATTTATAGGTCCCCTGACATGACTATGGGAGACCCCGGAATTAGAAAAAGTTTTCAAAAAGTAATTTGGAATATCGACCCAACAGGTACATTATCATCTAGTTTTTTATTAGAATATGATTTTAGTGATGATGAAGTACCACAACCAGAACCCTATACATTATCTCAAACAGGTAATATAGCACAGTATGGTTTATCAGAATCTGTTTATGGAACAGCAGTATATGGTTCTACAGGTTCTAACTTAATTAGACAACCAGTTGAGGGAAGTGGTTTTACAGTTGCAGCAAAAATATTAGATGCAACAAGTAACAGTCCAGTAGCCTTAAAAGGTTTTGAAATGGAATTTATAGCAGGAGGAAGAAGATAACATATGGGAGCAACATATACAAGACAGAGTTCATCAACTATCGTTGATGGTGCTACTATTGAAGCATCTCATTTTAATGCAGAGTTTGACCAAATATTAGCAGCATTTCAGGCAAGTAGTGGTCATACCCATGATGGAACTGCCAATGAAGGTGGACCAATAACTAAGTTATTAGGTAACACTTTAACATTTGGGGCAGCTACTGCAGGAACAGATATTACAATTACCTTTGATGGTGAGACTAGTGATGGTGTATTAAAATGGATGGAAGACGAAGATTACTTTGAGTTTTCAGATGACATCTTAGTTGCCAGTACAGAAAAATTACAGTTTAGAGATACTGCAATATATATTAATTCTTCTACAGACGGACAATTAGATTTAGTAGCAGATACAGAAATACAGATAGCGGCTACTACAGTTGATATAAATGGTAATGTAGATGTATCAGGAACATTAACAGTTGCAGGGGCAGTAGATTTTGGAGATGCAGCTTTATCAAATGTAGGAGCAGTACAATTAGATTCTATTGCAGGTGATGGTGATACTAATACATCTATTACATTTAGTGGTTCTGACGTTATTACTATAGCAACAGGCGGTACAACTGCTTTAACAATAGATGCTAGTCAAAATCTAACGATTGCGGGAGACTTAACAGTATCAGGCGATGATATTACTTTAGGCACTAACACTAGTGGTCATATTATGGTTGCTGATGGTACTAACTTTAATCCTGTAGCAGTTTCGGGTGATGTGTCTATTGCATCTAATGGAGCAGTAACTATTGCTTCTAGTGCTGTTGAAAATTCTATGTTGGCAGGAAGTATTGCTGACTCAAAATTAAATACAATAACAACAGCCGATAAAGTTTCAGGTGCTGCAATACAAGTAGATGGTGCTACAGATGGTACAAGTATTACGATTGCAGATACAGATAAGTTTTTAATAGATGATGGTGGTACAACAAAATATGTTAATGCATCTCAGGTTAATGCTTACACTAGTGCTGCCGTTGCCTTAGATGATATTTCTGCAGGTGATGCCGCAGCAACTCTAGCAACCACTGCAGGTAATATTACTATTGATGCACAAGGTAGTGATACTGATATTATATTTAAGGGTACAGATGGTTCTTCTGATATAACTGCTTTAACTCTTGATATGAGTGCGGCAGGTGCGGCAACATTTAATGATAAAATTATTGCAACTGAACTAGATATATCTGGTGATGTTGATATTGATGGTACATTAGAAGCTGATGCAATTACTATAGATGGCACAACTTTAGCAGAAACAATTTCTGATACTGTTGGTGCTATGGTAAGTTCTAATACAGAAACAGGCATTTCAGTAACATATGAAGATGGTGATAATACTTTAGATTTTGTATTAGGTTCTTCTCAAACAGCTATTTCATCTTTAACAAATACAAGTTTAGTTATTGGTAGAGATGCTGATAACGATATTGATTTTGGTACTGACAATACCATACTATTTAGAGCAGATGGGGCAGACCAAATAAAACTTATAAATGGTGCACTTGCTCCAGTAACAGATAATGATATT